TTCGATACCCGCAAGGTTATCGGACGGTGAATTTGTTTTCACCAAAAAGGCCACCGATCAATTAGGTGCGGATCAGCTTCAAACTATGATGGACGATGCTGAACGTGCATATGATGGAGGCTACATGAAAAAAGCATTTGGCGGCATGGTAGACGATAATCCTACTGATGATGATAGAGATGGGATGTACGGCGAAACCAGCGAAGACGAAGAAATTAAAAAACAAATGATTTCTTCTAATCGTATGCCAAGTGTTAAGTAACGATAAGGCTACTCTTTTTATAAGACCCCTTATTATTTTTTTTACCTAGAGGCCACCTTGAAGTATCAAGACCCTATATTGTAAACGCGAACAATATAGCCACCTTGAAAGACTGACAAGCCCCAAAAGGAGTGTGATAGATATGTCCAATGTAAACGAACAAATTGAAGAACCGACTGCTAACCCGTATAACTCTCGAAAGGAGTGGCATACGCCAGATGCTCCAAGTAGAGGCAAAGCGGATGGGCTTTTCTTTGAAGACAAACCTCAACAGGCTACCCGCGAAGAAGCGGCCCCTGAAAAAGAAGAGACTGCTTCCAAAGGAAGAACAAATTATAAAAAAAGATACGATGATTTAAAGAAGCACTATGATCAGCGAATCGCAGAGTTTAAACAACGAGAATTAGAACTTACAGCGGCAGCAACAGAAACGCAAGAAGCGTATGCACCGCCTAAGTCAACTGAAGATCTTGAAAGCTTCCGCGAACAATATCCTGATTTATATGAAACTGTTGAGACAGTTGCACACTTACAAAGTGAACAACAACTTCAAGCTATCCGAAGCAAGATGACTGTTATCGAAGAACGAGAAGCAGCTATTCAGCGAAGAGAAGCAGAAGAAACTCTCAAGTCAAGACACCCGGACTTTGAAGATATTCGTGGTGATGACAATTTTCATAACTGGGCTAAAGAACAACCTGAGCAAATTCAGGATTGGATCTACAACAACCCAGACAATGTTTCTTTAGCAGTTAAAGCTATCGACCTTTATAAAATGGAAAACGGTATTGGAACTAGTTCTAAACAAAAGACAAAGAAATCACAAGCTCCCAAGTCTTCCGCAGCAGATATGGTATCCACACGGACTACTCAGATTGATGCTAAGGAACCAAAGATTTGGACACAACGGGAAATTGCTGCTTTGTCTATGGCTCAGTATGATAAATTTGAACAAGAAATTGATCAGGCCATAATAGAAGGCAGAGTAGTAGCATAATAAAATTGTCTTTTTTAGGAGTAACACAACATGGCTTATAACGTAAGTGACGCAACATTTGAACAAAGCACCACCACCAATGGTAACTTCGCTAGTGATGGCACAGGTCAAACTAACCAGTTTTTCCTTCCTTCAGTCTTTTCTAAGAAGGTTCTTAACTTCTTCCGAAAAGCTTCTGTAGCCGAAGCAATTACCAATACTGATTATGCTGGTGAAATCGCAGCTTTCGGTGATTCTGTAAAGATCATCAAAGAGCCAGAAATTACTGTTTATCAGTATGAGCGTGGTGCAGACGTAACTCAGACTAAACTGACTGACGTTGAAACTTCTTTGATTGTAGATGTGGCTAACGCATTTAAATTCAAAGTTGACGACATTGAAACTTCTATGTCTCACGTAAACTTTAAAGAAGTTGCATCTTCATCTGCTGCTTACGCTCTGCGTGATGCTTTTGATGCTGGTGTAATTGCTAAGATGTTTGCTGGTGTTTCAGCTGCCACCCCTAACCACATTTTGGGTGCTGATAGCGGAACTAACCTTGGTGCTGGCGTATTTGACGGCTCTGGCGCTGTTGATATTACTGGCGCTAACGATCCTCTTGATCTGATGGCTCACATGGCCCGTCTTCTTGACGAGCAGAACATCCCAGAAGAAGGTCGCTGGTTCTTGGCTCCTCCTGCTTTCTACGAGCAGCTATCTCAGTCTAGCTCTAAGTTGATGTCTGTAGACTTCAATGCTGGTCAAGGCTCTATCCGCAACGGTCTGGTTTCTTCAGGCAAGCTGCGCGGCTTTGACATGTACAAGTCTAACAATGTGCCTGCTGCTACTACAGCTGCTGGTCAAGTTATTTGTGGACACATTAGCTCTACAGCTACTGCGCAAACAATCACCAGCACTGAAGTCCTTCGTGACCCAGATAGCTTCGGTGATATCTGCCGTGGTTTGCACGTATATGGTGCTAAAGTATTACGTCCTGATGCACTCGTATCAGCGTTCTACGAAGTAGACTAAGCTTAGTCAAAAAACGAGGGGTGTAAAAGCCCCTCTGTTTTTAATAGGAGAACTAAGAATGCCACAAATTGGAAGCGCAACAAATAGAGTTAAATTAAGAAACAATCAGAATAATAGAATTTTTGGTGATACTGGAAGCTGGTATAAAGCTGAAAATAAAAAGAAATACGAAGATAACTATGATGCTATCTTTGGAAAAAAAGAAAACAAAACTAAATCAAAGGCACAATAAACCATGTCTACATCTTATTTAGATTTAACAAATGAACTCTTGCGTGAGCTAAACGAAGTGACGTTGACTAACGGAACTTTTTCTACTGCGGTAGGCGTACAGCAACACGTTAAAGATTCTTTAAATCGTGCTTACTTTGATATTGCAAATGAAGAACCGCAATGGCCTTATCTGGCTGTTAATGAAAGCGGTCAAACAGACCCCATGTATGGAAACACATATGTTGAAACAGTAGCTGGCACACGTTTTTATGAGCTAAAGCCAGCCAGTTCAGACATTACTACAGATTATGGTTCAGTAGATTGGGATAACTTCTACTTAACTACAGTGGATGTTGCAGGAGAAACTGCTCCGTACACAGCTAGAAATTTAAGTTACATGACTACAGAAGCTTGGAAGGATTTTCGAAGAATCTCAGAAAACTTAGATGATGCGGATACTCAACAGTATGGTGTACCTTCCAATGTTATTCGAAGCCCAGACTCTCGCAAGTTTGGACTTAGCCCTATCCCAGACAAAGTATATCGAATATGGTTCTATGCTTGGAACCTGCCCGAAAAACTTGTTAACGCTACAGATACTGTAGTATTTCCAGAAATGTATACTGCTGTGCTGTTAGCTAAAGCTCGTTACTACATTTGGCAGTTTAAAGATAATCCACAAGCAGCAGCATTTGCATTAGAAGATTATAAAAAAGGATTACGCAGCATGCGTTCAAATCTTTTAGAGCCTACACCTTCGTACTTTAAAGACGACAGAATGAGATTCGTATAATATGGCAGCTTCGCAACCCTTTGGTGTTTCGTGCAAAGGTGGGTTAAATACTAACCTTAACCAGCTTGAAATGCTTGGACAGCCCGGACTAGCTACAAAGCTTACAAACTTTGAGGTAGATCCTGATGGCGGTTACAGACGAATAAATGGCTATACAGCTTTTGGTTCTACACGCCCAAATAGTGCAAACCCAATACTAGGTCTAAATGTTTATGCAGACGGAGTTATTGTTTGTTCTGGGGATGGAATCTTTTTTAGTGTTGATGGAAATAGCTGGCTTCAAATAAACCGCGCAGGCGCGCACAGCAGTGGGGATAACTATACTACATTTATTGGTCGTAGTTTGGATGCAAGAACTAGTCAAGAACAGTGTTCATTTGCAATTTTTGAAGGCAATACAGATTACGGTCAAATTGTAATATGTGATGGAGTCAATAAGCCTTTTTACTTCCACATGGAAGGCACGGGTGGTCTAACAAGCCGTACATTTTTTGCAGAAGAAATTGTAGTAAGCAACACAGTAGCCCCTACAGTGTGTGCAGTACATGACCATCATCTTGTTGTAGCAGGAGCTTCAGAGGCTAAAAATACTATATACTACAGCCACAACTTTGAGCCTGAAAACTTTGTAGGCGCTGGCGCAGGCAGTATATCATTAAGCGATCAAGTAATCGGACTTAAAAGTTTCCGTGATGATCTAATTATATTTTGCAGAAACAGTATACACAAGCTTGTAAACATTAATGATTCTAATAACATTGCTGTTGTACCTGTTACACAAAACGTAGGTTGTTTAAGTTCACACAGCATTCAAGAAATTGGCGGCGACTTAGTATTCCTTAGTCCTGATGGTATTCGATCTGTTGCAGGTACAGCGCGTATTGGTGACGTTGAATTAGGATCAGTAAGCCGACAAATACAATCTATTATTTCAGACATTGCACTAGCTATTAATTCATTTACAATTACAAGCGCAGTGCTTCGAAGCAAGTCGCAATATAGATTATTTTATACTTCAGATAATGCGTCTCCACAGGCTTCAAAAGGAATTATAGGCACACTAACTTCTAATGGTTTTGAGTGGTCAGAAACTTTAGGTATACAAGCAGTAGGATTTACATCTGGATTTAATAGTGACGGCGTTGAAAAAGAGTTTCATGGCGACTTAGCTGGTTATATCTACAATCATGACACTGGAAACAGTTTTATTAGTTCTGGAAATCCTTTTGATATTGATGCACAGTACACAACACCTAATTTTGATTTTGGCGACATAGGAACTAGAAAGACTTTGCATTATGCAAAAATTTCTATTGCGCCTGAAGGCGAAGTACAACCGACACTTAGAGTTCGGTATGATTATGAAGATACAGAAATTCCTCAACCCGCAGATTATATATTAGACGCTGTTCCGCTTCCAGCAATTTTCGGAACTTCTGTTTTCGGTACTGCAATATTTGGCGCAAGTAACGATCCAATGTTGCGACAAGCAATTCAAGGCAGCGGCTCTGTGTGTAGTTTTAGAATTAGAAGCTCTGATCAAAATGCACCATACGCAATTAACGGTCTATATATAAATTACGTCCCATCAGGTAGGAGATAAACCAAATGGCAGGAACAAGCTACACTAGACAAAGTACACTCACCGATGGCGATACAATTACAGCGTCACTTTTTAATGCGGAATATAATCAACTAGTCTCTGCTTTTTCATATGCAGCTAGTGCAACTACCGGACACCAACATGACGGTTCTGCGGGCGAAGGCGGCAACATTCATACTATTGGTGACCAAGATTTTAATAATAAAATAGTTGTTGATAGCACCAACAACCGCTGGAGCGTTTACGTTGAAGTGGGTGGAACTGCTGTTGAACAAGTACGCATTGAAGATGGCGTAGTATATCCAGTTACAGATAGCGATGTAGATTTAGGTACAAATGCTTTACGCTTTAAAGACGCGTACATTGACAGCCTTACAGCTACAGGTAATCTTACAATTGGTGGCAACATAGATGTAGATGGAACTATAGAATTTGACGGTCTATCAGGCACAGGCTCAGTTACAGTTACGGACATTTTAGATCAAGATGATATGTCAGGCGATAGTGCTACAGCTCTTGCAACTCAGCAGAGCATCAAAGCCTACGTAGACGCACAGGTTACTGCACAAGACCTAGACCTAACTGATGGCACAACAAGCATCTCAATTGATTTAGATTCAGAAGCTTTGAGTGTGTTGGGCGGTACTGGTGTTACTTCTACTGCAAGTGGCAATGGCGTAACGCTCGCAATTGATAGCACTGTATCCACGCTTACAGGCTCTCAAACGCTCACCAACAAAACTCTTACTGCTCCTGATGTAAATACGCCTGACATTGATGGCGGTACTATTGACGGTACTATTATTGGTGGTACAACAGCCGCAGCGGGTTCATTTACAACCGTAGGCGCTACAGGAAACATTACAGTTGGCGGCACAGTCGATGGCCGTGATGTTGCTGCTGATGGTACTAAGCTAGATACTGTTGAAACTAACGCTGATGTCACTGACACTGCTAACGTAACAGCCGCTGGTGCTTTGATGGATTCTGAAGTCACTAACCTTGCACAGGTTAAGGCTTTTGACTCTACGGACTACGCTACGGCAGCACAGGGCACTACAGCAGACGCTGCGTTGCCTAAAGCTGGTGGTGCTATGACTGGCGCTATTACAACTAACAGCACTTTTGATGGCCGTGATGTTGCTACAGACGGCACTAAGCTAGACGGCATTGAAGCCTCCGCAGACGTAACAGACACAGCTAACGTGACAGCCGCTGGTGCATTGATGGACAGCGAGTTGACTAGCATTGCAAGCGTTAAAGCTCTTAACCAAGGTGTTGCTACTACTGACAGCCCTCAGTTTGTAGGTATTACTTCTACTTCTAATGTAATTGTAGGCGGGAACCTCACAGTAAACGGCACTACAACAACTCTAAACACTGCAACACTTGATGTAGAAGACAAAAACATCACTATAAATTATGGTGCAGGAGATACTACAGGCTCTGCAAATGGAGCAGGTATTACAATTCAAGATGCCGTGGATGTTTCTACAGACGCTACAATCCTTTGGGACACAACTAATGACGAGTTTGATTTTTCTCATCCTATTAATGTAGCAGGCACTTCAACATTTGCAGGACTAACTACTAGTGCAGATGTGTCTTTTGGAGATAATGACAAAGCCATCTTCGGTGCTGGCTCTGACCTACAGATTTACCATGATGGGTCTAACTCTATCATTAAAGATAGCGGGGCAGGCAACATACAGCTACAGACTTCTGGTCAAATCTTTATTGGCGACAACGCCGCCGCAGAAACTTTTGCTACGTTTAACAATGATGGGGCTGTTAATCTTTATCATGACAATGCCCTAAAACTAGCCACAACCTCTGGCGGTATTCAGGTAACGGGACATATAAGCAATGCTTCTGGAGACCTAACACTAGACGTTGCAGGAAACATTAATCTTGATGCCGATGGCGGTGAGTTTAGATTTAAAGATGCCGGTACTTTGTACGCTACAGCTTATCAAGGTGGTGGCGGTAGCTTTTATTTAGCCAGTGCTGTTCAAGACAAAGACCTTATTTTCCAAGGCAACGATGGCGGCTCAACCATTACAGCCCTCACCCTTGATATGTCAGCGGCAGGTGCGGCTACTTTTAATGCAGGGGCTACTTTTAACGGCACAGCCACGATGGATGGGCTTACTGTCAGTGGCGCACAAAACTCAAAGGTTGCGTATTTTGACGATTCCTCTGAAGCAGGCCATCGTCAACTTCAGTTTACATCTTCAAATAATGGTCAGCATTGGGATATAAACTCGCAAGGAACTTCTGGTGGCTTAGGTGGAGTGCTTACGCTTAGCACTAGAGGGTCAGAACGGCTTACTATTGATACATCAGGGAATGTGGGTATTGGTGATACAAGCCCTAACGTAAAACTTGACGTTTACCAAAGCACCGCAGGTACTGGAGCTGTAGATTTCAGGCACGTTAACGGCAACCGCATACTAATTAATCCTAGTTATAATTATCATGATGCCTATAACCATATCTTCCGTGGCTTAAACGGTACGTCTACTCACATGACTATTGATAATAGCGGTCGCGTGGGTATTGGTACTAGTTCGCCTCAAAGCATCGTTCACATTGACCAAGGCGCTTCAGGGGATGCTCAACTAACCCTTGAAGCTCATGCCGCAGGTGACAGTAAAATTGTATTTAGTCAAGGTCAAACCGCAGGAAACTGGGCGGTAGGTTATGATGATGGCGGTGGGGCTACTGAAAACTCATTAAGTTTTGCATATAAAGCAGATGGCTACCCATCGCTGTCTGGTCAAAACAAAATGATACTGACTCCCACAGGCAACGTGGGTATTAATTCTGCCTCACCAGCAGCAACCCTTCACACAGTAGCTAACGCAGGAACAACAGGTTTTTTACTTACAGGTGCGGCAAGTAATAACATTGCCTCTTTCTACACAAGCGGTGGCAGTCAGGCTATGACGCTAGACGCATCAGGTCGCTTGGGTCTTGGTGTAACTCCAGAGGCGTGGTCTTCTATATTTAAAGTTCTACGGGTAGGAACAGGTTCTTCTATTGCGGGTGAATCAGGTGGAACTTCAACTTGGTTTAATACGAAC